ACATCTCTTCTTACGAAGAGAGTACTCGGGGGGGAGTAGTCCAACAGCTTTTGCTATTTGGACTACTTTCCTGAGCCAGGATTGGCGTACGAAGCGAGGGCTCCTTTTCTCACCTTTGAAAAGGTAATACTCAGGAGCTCCGCCTAAGCCAATTCGAGCAGAGCCTTGCGGCTCTCGGCGTATTGGGACGTACCACGGTCTCATGTCCTCGGAGATGGCACGCAGCGCGGAGTCCCGTGCAGCGACTGCCCTTTCCGAATCGTGAGCCGGTTCGCCGGTGAGATACGGCTGTTTGTCCAACCCTGCCGCTATATATTCGGCAAGGAACGCCTCGACTAGTTCTCTCTTGAACCCACCAGGGTTAGTTCCCATGGGAGTTCTAGGAGTAGGTACTAGAGCGAGGACGTTCCTTAAAGGGTCTTTGCTACTCATGCCCTTGAGGGCCCTAGGGCCTATCAAGGATATCATGGGTAGCAAGGTTGAGTGGTTTATTGGAGACCACTTCAACTTAAGCTCGTATCCCTGCGATTCTATGAATCGCCCGGCGAACTCCCCTAAACGGCCTCGGAGCGATTTCGGCTCGGAGATCTCAACACCCAAAAGGGATGTGACAACCTCGCGATACCTACTCGCCAATCCCTCATCCGCAATCACTATATCATCACCAAGTATGACATAGGGCGCTTCAGATGGATTCCCTTCCCATAGCGCACGAACTAGTGCGTGATGGGTTAGGGCAAAGGCGGCGAAGGAAGCAACCACTCCTAGTGGTTGCCCGACTCGCCATTGTACTCGGGAAGTCCCCGCATTCGGATAACCGACTGCGGCCGGAATTCTCGCAAGGACACAGAACGTGTCCACCCACATCCTCATATTAGGGGTGCGGGACAATGCTTTTAACACCGTCCTCGTCAGCCCTAACGGGAAGCGATCGGTAGCGGAAGAAAGATCAAATGAGAAGACCTCACGACCTTCCTTCAGCCACCACATCACATGCCTCGCACCTTCCTCCTGACGATGGGTGTAATCTTGTGGGAGCTTCCGGAGCGCGTTGTACAGATGACGCGCCCATGGCTCTAACAGATATTGCACCCATGCGGGAGGCGCCAGAAAGAATCTGGCCTTCCCGTCCTTCTGCACTCGACAGAAGACTCTGCCGATACATCCGAACGGTGTAGGCGGGCGCCCTGGGAGCTCCACTGGAAGCCATGGTATTTGCCTCAAGGCAAATGGCCACTCTTCTGGGAGTAAACCCAGGCGCTCCCTCACCCTGATGAGAGTTTTCGAATCAGCAACAAGTTCTTGCCACTCAAGTGACAAGTTCCCGTTACCATCGTCACTCCTCAGGGCTAGAGGATTTCTTACCGGAACAAAATCCGGTAATCGTATCTCTGGGAGGCAGTCTACAACCCGCCTCTTCGAGATACGTCCCCAGGGAATTGACCAATTCCATGCCGAGGTTGGCATGCCTGAGGTCAACTCCCCTTCTGAGGGCTTCGAGACCGCTTTCTCGAACTTCTCTATGTCCTCTTTACGAGGCACAGAGGACTTCACGTCGAAGAGCGTGAAGATTCTCCACAGCTGTACTAACTGGGAGAATCTCGAGAAAGACCCTTCCTTCGCAATTCTCTCAGCATACTTTAGGTAAGTATGTGAGATCCATTGCGGAGGGACAACTGGCTCTCCAGCCCTTAACTTCAGCAGCCACTCAACGACTGATTTACATCGTTGAGCAGTCCATCTGAAGCCAGAGCTTTTGATCCACCTAGCAATCGAAGATACCAGCATACGCCGATACCTCGACGCTACCATAGGACAGGCAGCTTGTGCTTGCCGTAAGGCGGCTGTGCTCATGGGGTTACCCTCCATGATGTGCAGCTTACGCTTAGGCGCGCAAGCGCCCATCCC